TCACGGCCTCCCCAGTCTGAGGAGTTTTTCGACCAGGGTCTCGCCGCGCTTGAGGATGGCGGTGTGGGCGAATTCCTCGACGGCGCTGACGGTGCCGCGGGGCAGCTCGCGCAGCTCCGCCCGCTTGCCGGCCTTGGTGACGATCTGCGGCTTCACCGTCGCGACGTAGGAGCGCCACTGGGTGATGGCCCAGACGAGGAAGCCGCCGGCCGAAGCGAGGCTGATCTCGCCCCACCGGCCACCGAGAATGGCGAGGAGGGTGTGCTGCATGTCGGCCGGCATCAGGCCATAGAGGGCCAGCAGGCCGCCCAGCCAGCCGGACAACTGGCCGCCCCAATCCCACAGGCGACGGAGCCACCACTGGGTGGTGATGGAAGACAGGAAGGCGGTCATTTCGGGTGTCCTCAGAACGGAAGCGGGAGGGTGAAGGCGGCGGTGACGAGGCCCGCGGCAATGAGCAGCGCGAGGATGGTCCAGCCGAGCCAGCCGCGTCGGGCGGGCAGGCCGGGCTGGGGTTGCGCGGGAGCAGGGGCGGGGACAGGGCCAGGGGTCGGCGCCGGCGGGGACAGGGCCCTCAGCACTTCGGCCAGCGCGGCTTCGGCTTCCGAGGCCCGGGCCAGCGAGGCGTTGATGCCGTCGCCGGCATAGTAGCTTTCGCCGCGCTCGACGGTGCGATGTGCCCCCTGCTGCCGGCTCAGTACCGGAACACTCGCCCATTCGCGCGCCAGGCGATTGCCGAAGTCACGCAGCGACAGGGTTCTGGCGGCGAACTGGTTCCAGCCGCGGCGTTTCAGCAGGGCGAACCCGAGGCGATCCTGCAGTTCGGGAGTAAAGGTCGCCGATAGCGGCAGCCCGAGTTCGGCAATGAGGCTGAGCAGGGTCGGCCGGATGATCTGGTAGCGCCCGGCGGCGCCGCTCGGCGCCTTGAGGTTCTTCACCCAGCGCTTCTGCTCGGCCAGCAGCTCCTCGAGCGACATCCCGGTAATCGGCCTCGGCAGCGTGCCGGGCTTCTCGTTGCGATAGCCGATGATGGCCTGGTAGCCGGCCTCGCCCGGCCGGTTGGTTTCGAGCCCGGCAATGAAATCGAGCAGCATCGCCGCGCCGCGGGGCACGTTGGGGTCCATGAGGGTCTCCGATGTTGAGGAGGCGCCGCAGCCTGCGGCGCGACTAGTCGGCCTGGAAGATCATGAAAGCGAACACCGATCGGCTGCTGCCGTCGGCCGGCGCGATCGCCCCGGCGAACTCAGGGGGCCGCCGGCGACCGTTCCTATCGAAATGTTGCGGGTGATCGAGCCCGCGACAGTGTCGGGACAAGGGAGCAGGCACCTGCGATGGTCGATCATCTGATGGCGCGCTATGGTTCCTGCCGGGCGGTACCGTGCCGCTTCTGACCGGGAGACAGCATGGTCCGGGTTTCTGCGTGGCTGAAGAACCCCAGGCGATGGGGGCGCGAGGCCGAGGCATGGTGGCTCAGGCGGAGGGCGCCGCGGGATGGACTGGAATGGACGAACGCCGCGCCGTGCCCCGAACCGCTGCTGGACGCCGGCGGCGCCCAGATCGGAGACTTGCTCTACGTTGCCTGCGGCTACAAATCGCTGGACGCGACGAACGAAGAGATCTTCGTGTTCGACATGCGCAGGGAACGCTGGGTTGGCCGCATAGCTACCCCTGCCGGACTGGCGCATTCTCACTGTGCGGTCGCTTCGGATGGGCACCGCCATATCTACTTCGCATCAGGACAGCTCGGGCCGCAGTGCGGCCCCGCGGTATCGAACGTGCTTTCCTACGATACCCGCGAGGATCGCTGGCGCGAGCTGCCTCCAGTGCCGGCCCCTCGCTACGCGGCCACAATGCAGTATTGGCGCGGGCGCCTGCACGTCGTCGGTGGCGCGGACGAAGATCGTTGGACGGCAAGGGCCGACCATTGGAGCCTTGCGGTGTCGGAGGGGCGCCCCGATGAGGCAAGCTGGCGGGCCGAGCAGCCCATTCCGGTAGCCGGGATGCACCGATCGAGCGCTGTCGTAGGCGATACTCTCTACGTGTTCGGCGGTCAGCAGGGCGATTTCCAGCCGATCGCAGGCGATCCCCAATGCACCTGCACGGGGCGAACACCGGAGATCTACCTCTCATCGGCCTTCCAGCTGTCCGATCCTTCGGGCGATTGGAGCAGCGTGGCGGACGTTCCCATCGCCGTATCGCACTGCGACTCCTCGACGGTGGTGGTCGACGGCCGCATCCTGCTGATTGGCGGGCAGGTCTACAAGGATCCGGACGAATTCTACCAGCGGCTGACCGGCGCGATACAAGCCTACGATCCGGTGGCGGATCGGTGGTCGATACTGGGCCAGCTGCCGTACACCCTCAAGATCCCGGTCGCCGGCCGGCTCGGCGATCGCCTGTTCGTCGTCGCCGGTCAACGTGGCAGCCGGCCGGATGGTGACAGGCCGGACGAGATCACCCGGGAAACACTGAAGACGACCCTGCCGAAGGCGTCGGCGCCGCGGGTTCGCGACAGTGCGGGCTATGCCGGCAGGAAGATCCTGCTGGTTTCGCATGATCTGTCGCGCAGCGGGGCGCCACTGCTGTTGCTGGAAACCGCGCAGGCCCTGATGGAGTGCGGCGCCACGGTCCGCCTCGCGACGGCAGCGGACGACGTGAAGGGCTGGAATCTGGCCTGTCAGTTCGGCGTGCCCCTGATCCCCATCGAAAATGCCATTGCCGTCGCGGTTGCCTCCGACGCCGTCATCGCCAATACGGCAAGCGATCTGACCGCCACCTGGGTGCGTCGGTGCCTGGCCAGCAATCCCTTTGTGGGGCAGCGTCTGGTCTGGTGGGTACACGAGATCGATGTCGAGATGTTCTCGCACGCCGCCGAGCTGCTGCACCTGGCGGCCCTGGCGATCTTCGACAGCGCCGCGGCGCGCTCCGCCTGGCAGGCCGCCGCAGCGCTGCCGCCCAGGGTTCACGTCATGCATCCGCCGCTGAGCGATGGCTTCATCGAGCAGACGGATCGCGCCTCGCTGCCCTTTCCGGCCAGACCGCAAGCCCGCAGGCAACGTCCGGTCGTTCTCGGCCGCGACGACATTCGCAGCCGGCTTGGTGTGTCGAAGGATGATTTCGTCCTGCTTTGTGTGGGTAGCTTCGAGCCGAGAAAGGGGCAACGAATGCTCATCGGCTCGATCGCCCGGCTGGCGGCGGCGCGCAAACTCCCGATCAAGTTGTTGATCGTCGGGATGCATGGTCGCCCCGACCGCTCAGCCCTTCTCAAGGAACTGACCGAAGACGAGCGGGCCGTGCTGTCTCCGGCCCGAACCTATGTGCAGCAGTCGGCGATCGCGTCGTTCTACCTCGCGAGCGATGCCTTCGTCATGAACTCGCAGGGTGCGGCACAAGGCAGGGGCGAGGCCTTCGGCCGAGTGACCACCGAGGCCATGGCCTTCGGCCTGCCGGTGCTGGGCACGTCAGCCGGTGGCACGGCGGAGATCATCGAGGACGGGGTTACCGGTTATCTTTACCCGACAGGGGAGGTGGGCCAGGAAGTGCTGCAGGGGCAGGTGGAGACTCTGGTGCGCGACCGACAGCTTGCCGATCGGCTGGGCAAGGCAGGGCACGACAGTGCCCTGTTGCGCTTCCGGCAGGGCAAGTTGCTGAGTGATCTGGCCGAGGCGCTTGAGGTGATCTGGTGATGCACCTCCTGATTGGTTCGGCTTCTCAAGGTCAGGACGCTTGCCAGGGAGCGAGCTCTGGTGTTGGTCATCCGACTAGCGCTGCCGTGACTGACAATCAACGACCATCCGAGATGGACTTCGAATATCAATGAAGTCACTAATGGCCAATCGGCCGCTGGCGGATGCCATGAGCTTGTGCAGCCATCCGAGGTCATAGCTGTTTCCTATAGGGGGCCCCGAGCACGGCGACCCGTTGTTGAGCATGGCGCCGTGAGCTATCGTTTGCCCATGCCAACCGTTCACTATGCGATAAGCTTTGGCCTGCAGTGCCGCGTCAAGTATCAATTGAAGCGCGTGTTTCGCGCTGCAAGTCCCAGCGGTGTTTTCGATTGGCAAGAGACGCCGGTCGCGACCGTAATCGCCTACCTAGAAAATGATTTTCGAGGAATGTTCGAGCAGGCCGACCTGTTCGTCGATCCGGGTCGGGGTCACGTGGCTCACCGGACCCTTGGAACTACTCACATGCACGAGTTTCCAAGCGGCGTTACAAACGAAACTATCCATTTGCACTATGAGCGCGCGCGAAAGCGCCATGACTATCTTTGTGGCAAGTTGCGTAAGATTCTGCGCGACCGGCATCCTGTCCTAGTCGTAGTGGCACCAAATCACGGCGCGCCCTATCCAGTGGATGTTCCCGCGTTGCGCGAGGCCCTTAGGCGCTTCAACCCGAAAGGCACGTTTCACTTTCTGGTCGAGCCAGAGGCCGGTGCCTTGCAAGGCGACTGGCGCGGAAACAACGGAGCATGGGACGATATTCTACGCCCTTTCACGGTCCCGCGGTTGGTTCGGGCCGGCGCGCAGTTTCGGCGCTACTTCAGGCGTCCGCTCAGTGCCCTTCCAAGATTTCGTCAGGCACCTCATTCGTAAACTTCTCCACCATTGCCTCGAGCGACGCGGCTTGGGCTTCGGCCTCGTCGGCCTGACGGTTGAGATCTGATGCACTGCCACGCAAGCCGGCTACTCGGCCGCGGGCACTCGCGGCCTGGTTCAATATGAAGCCAAGCAGTGCGTCCTTCTCTTCGGGTGTCGCGCCCCTAACGTCCAGAACAGCTGCAATTTCAGGGTCGAGGAAACGCATTTAGATGCTCCTATGCGTAGGGGGCGCCCGGCGGGCTAAAACTCGACGTCCAGCGGGCGGTGCCCTTCTGGACGTGATATTCGTCTAGGTAGCCCTTGTAGAAGGACGTACCGAGGCCATTTCCGTCGGCGCCGATAGCCGGCCGATTGCTGCCTAGTCCGTAGTTGGCGGTCTCAGAGCTGCTAGAAACAAGGGCTCCGTTCACGAACTCGCGGCGAGTGCCGCTCGAGCGGGTGCGAGCATAGTGATACCAGACGCCCGAGGACAATGCGCCGCTTGTGCCGATGCCGGCCAACGAGATGCCGAACAAGAGCCGCCCGGTGGTCGAACTGCTGGAGCGGCTATCCCACGTCAGCCCGTTCATGCCGGGGTCGCCGTTGAACCAGAAATCTATGGTGTAGTCGCCCGTCCCAAATGACAACCCAACTGGTGAGCCGGTCGGGATCATGAAGTCCCCCGCCCCATCCAGGTAAAGTGACGAGCCGCCGAACTTGCCGGCGCCAGTGCTAATCCTCGCATTGCCGCCCGCGTTCCATGTTTGCAGGCTGGTCTCGTCGTTGAACACGGTGGAACCGTTCGCACCGTCGAAATGGCAGAGCATCGTACAATCAGCGCCCCGCGGCTCGACCTTTGGGCCGAGAAACATGCCGATCGGGATCGTCATGTCGTGATGTCTCCGAACAACCACCATTCGTCGGTGGCGCGCTTACGCAGGGACGCGGCCGAATACTGAACGCGCAGTTTCAGCTTCGAGCTTTCCGACCTGACAGTCACACCAGCTCCGGCGGCGATCGACACCTGCCCGGCGCCGTACTGCATGAGGTTGATAATAGTGTCGACGGGGTAGGGTACCGAGGAGTTGGGCGGCACCGTGCACGTGGTCGCCGACCCATTTTGGAACTCTACGACACCGCCCATGTCGCCATAAACGAGCGTGTCAGTCGTTCCGGCAACGGCGCGGGCGCTCAGATACCCCTCGGGGCGCAGCCGCAGCCAGGCGCTCCAGGTGCCGTTGAGGTTCCACCGCCGGTAGGCTTTGCCGTCGAAAAGCTGAAACAGGTATTGGTGCAGGTAGTTGCCCGCGAGGGCCACGATATGGCCCATGTACCAATCACCCGATCCCGCATTAGTCGGCGCGTTGGTGGCGTTGTCGGCAATGTAGTAGCCGTTCTCGACGGCGGTGTTCCAATCGGTGATCGCCTTGCCTGCCGTCCCCAGCCGCGTAGGCATCCTGGCATCGGCGAACGTGCCCGAGACAATGTCGGTGGCCGCCAGTGCCAGGAGCACCTTCAACTGCGCCATGGTCACGTCTTCAGGGTCGCCGGCGCCGGCGGTGTTGCGGCCCTTCACGGTGGCATTCGCCATATTGGCGAGCTTGGCGTTGGTGACGTAGTCGTTCGGCACGGTGTTGAAGCGTCCGTCATCTCCCGCCGCAATCGTACCGGCCGTCGTACCCACGTTCCTCGCGGCGGAATCGCCGAGGATGACGCCACTGTCCTTGATCAGCTTGCCGGTGGTGCCGCTGAACAGCGCAACGCGGTTGTCCACGGCGCTCGCCGGCCCGGCTACGCTGCCGGCGGCGGCGATCACCGGGTTGGCCGGGTCGGTGCTATCCACCGTCACATTCGCTCCGGCCACGACGGAGGCCAGGATGCCGGGCGCGCCGCGCGGGATGCCGAAGTTCAGCACCGCGGCGCCGGAGGTGCCGACGTTGGTGACGGTGGCGGCGCTGCCCGGCGTCAGCGTCGTTACCGTGCCTACGGCGAGCGTCGCGGCGGCGCCTTGCGGGATGGCGAAGTTGAACACCGCATCGTTGGCGGTGCCGGCGTTGCTCACCGCGGCGGGCGTCGCCGGGCTGACCGTGGTCACCGTCCCCACCGCGATGGTCGCAGCGTTGCCCTGGATGCCCTGGATGCCCGCGGGGATGGAAAAGTTCAGCACCATGTCCTTGCTGGTGCCGACATTGACCACCGCTGCTGGGGAGCCCGGCGGCAGCGTGGTGACGGTGCCGACCGTCACCGTGGTATCGAGGTCGTCGATGGCGATCAGATCCTGCCAGTTCTGCCCGAGATAGCGCCACTGCACCATGGTGCCGGTGTTCCGGAGTTCGATCTCCATCGGCAGCAGCGCCGGGGTGACGCGCAGCCGCACTTTTGGCGGCGGCACCGGCTTGGCGCGCACCGTGAATTCGGGCTGCGCCTTGATCCTCAGCCGTGGGGTGATGGTGTCGCTCATCTGCCGAACCCGCCTCCGACAAAGGCCAGCGTGCCGGTGAACAGCTGCGTCGTGCCGGTGCCGTTGGTCATCCGGCAGCCGACCCGATAGCTGTTGCGGATATCGAGCGCCCCAAGCTCAGGCACGCTGAAGCGCCACTGGATGGTGCCCGGCTCGGGGATCTCGATGCTGTTGTCAGCGGTCGAGGCGAACAGCCGCCGTGCGCCGGCTTCGCTCACCTCGAGCTCGAACAGCACGCCGGCTGTCGCCAGCGGCAGGTTGGTGGCGTCGTCGATCAGGTCCACCCGCTGCGCCCAGTCGGCATCGTCGGTGGCAAAGAACTGCAGCTCGTACATGCCGGACCTCAGAGTTTGATGATCACGAGTTCATAGGTCGAGGGCTGGATGTTGGGGTGCGCCTCGCCACTACCGGCATTGGCCATGTCGCCATCGAGATCCATGGCGCCCGAGCCGCCCACCTGCCGGCCCAGCAGATCCTCGGGCGCGCCGGTCCAGGCCACCTTGTTCTGCGGGCCGCTGAGGCCGCGCACCACGATGCCGCCATAGGTGTCGCTGTCGACATTGGCGGCCGGGTTCATCCGGGTAGGGTGCCCGTGGTTGGGCATTTTCAGCGTGCCCTTGGCGTGCAGGTGCGCCGGCATCTGGCCGGCGGTGAGCGTGTGGGTCGCCGCGCCCACCGTGGCGCCGAGCGTGGTGTTGTTCTCCCCGCCATCGATCAGCGTATCGGGGATGCGGTTGGCATCGGTATTGCCCATGGCGCCAAGCCCGATGGCGATGCGGTCGCGATAGTCGGGCAGGGCGATGGTCTTGTTGGCGGCCCAGTCGCCCGCCGCCGAAGCGCCGCGGCCGCCGCTGACGGTGAGCGTCGCGTCGGCCGTCCACAGGTGGAGGAACAGCGCCTGGCAATCGGCATTGGCGCGCTCGCTGGCGCCCGAGGCGGCCGAGCCGAGGCTGCGGCCGTTGCAGCGCACCCAGCCGGCCGGCGCCGCGGTGCCATAATAGCCGATGCGCATGCCGGTGCTGACGAGCAGCGTGGGGTCGGTGACGCCGGGGTCGGGCGGCTCGTAATCGGCCGATTGCGGCACGTCGATATCGTCGTCGTCGAAGATCAGGACGCCGTTGGCGTCGGTGAGTTTCTGCCGATAGCTGCCCGGCGCCGGGCTCAGGTAGATCACCGGAAACATGCCGCGCGCATCGGCGAGGATCGGCTGATCATGCGCCACGCTCAGCGCGCCATCGGCATAAACCACCTGCGGCGTCGAGGTGGCGGTATCGTAGAAAGAGAGTCGGTCGCCGACGCCGAAATTGGGCACGCGCGAGCCAGGCCAGATGGCTGCCATGGGGAAGTCTCCGGGGGAGGGGGATAGACGCGTCTCAGTCGCCCGTGCATTGAATGCTGCGGGTTTGGAGGACTCAGATGGAAGACGAGGCCGACGAGATTGCCGTCCTAAAGGCGGAGATATCCGCGCTCAGGGGGCACATCTTTGCGACACACTGGCTGCTTGTTGGTCTGCTCGCCACGTTGAAGGCGAGCGATCGAAAGACTGTGGAGAGTGCTTTCGAGCTAGCCGATCAACTCGCTATCGCCGGGAGTTACCAGGACATGAGCGACGCCGGGAGCGAGAGTTCGCGACATGCCCTTGCCATCATCACGAAGTTTCGGGACAGTTTCTTCGCTCCCTAGGTAGCGATGAAGCACACTGGGCAGAACCGCGATGGTTGCATCGAACAACTCATCTGTGACCGTGTGCTTCTTAACTGTTGCTTCCATCATGAAGTTCTCCTGATGCCTGATCGTCCAAAAGCTGACGGTATTCGTGAGATTTTGTGAGCCCGCTTCAAGGGAGTTTGCGTGGTTGGCGGGCACGACCGCCCGGCTTCCCAGCAAAGCCTTTCGCAACTATGTTCGCGCGATATTGGCGTGAGGGAAGGCCGTATGTTGCGTACGTTGCGCTTGGTTACCTCGTACCTTTTTACCATCGCGGCCAGTTTGGCGCAGCTTGGCGTTGTTTGGTACGTGCTCGGGCGGGTGACCGATCGTACCGAGGTGATGATCGTCACCCTCGCCGGAGTGCTTTACGTTGGGATCGATTTGACGGGACGAGCCACCAGCGCAAAGTTCGACCAGTTGAAGCAGGAGATCTTCAGAAGCAGAACCGAGATGCGGCGGCTTCTCGATCCAAAGTGGAAAGAAAAGGCTATTGAAGAACTCGAGGTGCGAGAGCGACAGACCTCGAAAGAGTTTCACAGCGCCATGCAGGGCCTGTTCGCGGCCTTTGTGTCGGCTGCGGTGCTCATCTGGTGCCTGGTTCGCTTTTTCTCGGTGATCTGATGCCTGATCTGGACCTTGAACCGAACGAGTACCGACGAAAAGGTAGTTTCCTGCTGCGCGATATGAGCGGGCTCGTGAAGCTCGCGACGCCGCTCGGGATACTGACGGCACTCGTCGTTGCGATCCTCTTTCTGGCCTTTCCGTGGATGCCGTGGTGGATGGTCTGGGGCATCGCGTTTGTCCCAGGGCTCGTCTTGGTGATCGTGCACGAGGCCTGGGATGGAACGCGGATCAAGCGTGCAACTGAAACAGGGGCGGTGCCGATAGTGTTACCGGTTCCTCCCGGAGCAGATTCCGCATTCCCAAAGGCAGGAACGGCCGAGGACGCGTCGCAGGGTCGACCCCCGAAAGGTCCGTCGAGCCAGGTCTCAGACCCGTAGTTTCTAGAATGTTGGCTAGGTCGTCGTTGACCCCGGGGGGCTTGTTGCCCTGGGCGAGCTGCTGGCTCAGTGCACGCAGGTCCATGTCGCTGTCGTCGTTCGCTGTCATGGCTGCGATCCGGGCGGTGAGGCTGGGAGCGTAGGGTAGGGCATCCAGGGGGGGCTTGTTAGCGATCGCCGCTCTTGCCTCGGCCTCGCGCATGGCTCTGCGGAAGACGGGAACTGCGGTTGCGGCTAGTACTCCCGGTAGCTCACCCCCGAGCTTCAGTCCCACTGCGCCGCTCAATATTGCCACTAGTACGTCATTGGCGGCGTCGCCGAGCCCCAACAGTGGGCGCGATGGGTTCTTTGCATCGATGGGCAAGATCGTCCTCTTGATAACGGCCGAGAGCGCCTTCATCCGGTTGCGCTCGTTCTCGGAGAACAGCGTGCCTGCCAATGAGGTATCCCCTTGGTTGACGAACTCGTCGATCCGCTTCGCTAGGGCCGCTGTGGGGCGTATCTCACCTGTTGCGGGGTCGTTGATCAACTTACTCCAAGCTGAGGCACGAATGGCTTTCCACTGGTTACTCGATGGGCCGAAGAGGCCCTTTAGGCGCTTGGCGACGTCCGTCGCGGCAAGGCTAGGTGACACCACGTCAGCGCCGTAGAGCCAGTTTGCGATTTGTTCGGCAGTAGCGTCGCCCTGCTGCATCTTGGCGATGACTGCCCCGGCAGCATCGCCCTTCTTCGGTTTAGTGACACCGAGGTACTGGACCGACTTGGCTCGGGCGGCCTTGAGCGCCTGCAGTGCTTCCTCGTCCCCGCTGAACAGTTGCTGATCGACCAAGTCGTCCAACCAGCCGTCGAAAGCGTCCTGCACACCCTGCGTGGCGGCGATATCGTAGTCGTCGGTTGCAGAAAGCTTGGCCAGCTTGACTCGCAGCTCATCGAGTTCCCTCCACGAGAGGGGCCCACGGTCAGCGGCGAGGCCAGCGTCTTGGATCTCCCTCCATGCGGCGGTCGCCATTGGCGTGAGCTCGTGATTCACAATCATGCCGGCCAGGCGTTGCTGGACGAAGCCAGGGAGTGCTTTTGCCGCTGTGGGCTCGATCGTTAGGTTCCCATCCCGTGCAAACCGGAACAGCGCGTCGGCTCGCTTTTGTGCCAGCTTTATCTTCTTTTGCAGTCCGCTGGTCAGGGTGCCGGTCAGATCGTCGACCGTGCCGCCGAGCTCCTTGCCCAGTGCGCCCGCCGCGTTGCCGATTGCCTCACTCTGTCGGTCGTCGAACGTACGTATGATGGGCTGGGCCGAAGATCCATCCTGACGCATTAGCTCTTCGGCACGCAACTTGTGCAGGTCGGCTGACGCCTGTCCGGAAGTGAGAGGAATCCCGAAGCCATCGGCTTCCTTGGTCGCAGCCTCCCGACCCACTCGAGTGATCCCGCCAGGGCCAAGCTTGGGCATCGCGCCGGTGATGCCAAACGAGGAGAGGTTCAAGATGCGTCCGACCAGCTCGGGAGTCAGATTGAGGCGGCCAGAGTCGAGTTCCGTATTATAGGCGCCAGCCGCTATGTCGCGAGTAAGGGTCGCTGCGTCGACCACGCTTTCAATCGTCGCGGGAGCGATCTTCGGAACAGCAAGCCTATATTCGCTGGTCTCCAAGTTTCGTTCGAAAGGATACAGGGACCGGGTAATGTCGGAGATGATAGGAATTCCTGGTTCCCCCACGCCTGGTGTGACCCAGGGTGCTTCCCAAGCCGGGGGAGTCTCACTCACCTTCGGCAGGATCTTTCCGGCCATGGCTTGTTGGAGAGCCCAGTCTGCATATGCGCGCGTACCGGGTTCCAACCCCGCTGGTGGCACGGCCCAAGGGCCGGTCGCGGTGCTTGGCGCATAGTTCTCCCAGGGACCGGCCATCAGAGTTTCTCCCAGTTGGCAGAGTTGGACGGATCACCGCCGGTGAAACGGTAGCCGCCTTCGATCGCGCCGATGCCGGGTCGCGGGCGTGGCGTCGGTCGCGCTTCGCGCGGTGCAGGGATGGGGGGGTAGAGAGCGGTTGTTGCCGCGGGTTGCGGCTCCCCGGCCGCGCCATAGTGCGCCTGCTTGAGTTGCAGCTGGCGTAACGGATCGTAGGCTTCGGCCCGGCGCTGTGATGCCTCTTGCATCTGCTGCCACGCAAATGCCCGCGTCTCCGGGTTAGCGAACAACGCGCGCAGCTGATCGGGCGGCATCGTTAGCCCGAATTGCGACAGCGGGGCGGCAGCCTGAGCGAATTGCTGCGGCGCTTCGCGCTCGTAACGATCGGCTTTGCCTTGGGCGACGCCCTGGTTCCACAGGTCGAGCAGGTCGGTGAGCTTGGTCGGCGAAGGCTGCGGGACGACGTAGTCGGGGTAGTTCAGTGCCATCTGCGGGCTCCTATCGCTGGGTGACTGTGCCGTTGAGCGTGTTCGGCCCCATGCCGCCGCCGCCCTTGAACCCGCCATAGCCGCCGAAGGCGCCGCCGCCGAACGCCTGGCCGGCGATGCCGACGATCGAGCCCAGCGCGTCGAGCATGGCGCCCTGGCCGGCTTCCTTGCCGGCGGCGACCTGGTTGTTGGCGCCCATGTAGCTGGAGGCCAGGCCGCTCTCGAAATCGAGGCCGAGGCCGCGGGCGGCGACGTCGTTGCCGACGCCCTGGCCGTACATATTGTTGTAGCCGCTCAGCCCGTTCATCCAGTTGCCCCAGGCCTGGTCGGCATAGCCGGTGGCGTAGCGCATGAGGTCGAGATCGGTATTGCCTGAATCGAGCCGACCCATCGCCGAGCCTTTGCGGGCCACCGCATCAAGCCCCTGGTCGAGGGCGAACTGGTAGCCCGGCCCGGCGCGGAACGCCGCCTCGGCCCGGGCATAGCCGTCGGGGCCGTTGAGCCCCATGGCGTCGGCATAGCGATCGGCGCCGAGTTTGCCCAGATCGAGATAGTCGCCGGTGACGCCCTGGATGCCCTCGATGATCGGCCGGCCGGTCTTGGCCAGCTGGTCGATGACGCCGCGGTTCTGCTCGGCCGCCTTCTGCGTGGCCTTGCCCTTGTTGAGCCCCAGCCAGTCGCCGATGGTTTCGAAAAGATCTGCCATATGAGGCTCCTATTTCTGCACGCGCGCGGCGAGCCTGCCGCCGGCGATGTCGAGGGGGCCGCCGCTCTCGTTCTGGAAGCGGACGGAAACAATGTTCTGGGCGCTCACCCAGGCGGTGATGGTGATGCCGGCTGTCGGCAGCGAGAACGCCGCCATCGCGAAATCGCCGAGCGCCGCGCCGGGGACGGTCACGGTCGTCGTGGTGCCGGCGCCATCGGCGAGGCTCGGCGGATCGTAGGTTGCGGCGCCTTCGAGCGGGGTCAGCTCGGCGAGCTTTTCCGCCAGCTGGTTCAGCCAGTCGTACCAGGGTTTTGTGATCGCCCCGTCGGCACCGACCAGCCGGGCGCTCGGATGCGGGATCGGCCTGAGGCTGTCCGAGGTGCTCACGCGGCGCGCTCCTCGATATCCATGGCGCCACCGAAGAACGCGATCTCGATGGGGTCGGAAATGCTCATCTCCCAGATCCGGCCCTTGCGGCTGGTGAGGCCGGCATTGTTGATGTCGATGGGCAGGTCCTCGCCTTGCGTGCCGAGCTTCCGGGTCAGCGGATTGCCCCAGTTGCGGCCGCCATCGTCGGACCAGCGGATCCGCACCACCGGGTCGGTTTCGATCGGCGAAATGCCGGCGTCGAGGCCGATGCCGGTTTCGAAATCGAAGCTCGCCTTGTGGATCACGGCGCGGCCGGGAAAGCGGTGCGCCTGGTTGGAGCGGAGCGTCCAGACCAGCGGGCGCGCGCCGTCGCGGCGGGCGGTCGAGTTCAGCTCGAACGCCGTGCCGCTTTCGAGGTCGAAGGTGAACCACTTGCTCCAGGCGGCGACGCCGAAGCGGCAGCGCCAATCGGGAAAACCATAGCTCTGGCGCTCGTGCCAGCTGCCGGTCGAAACGTCGTAGACCCAGGTCCAGCCCGGCCCGCTCAGCACCCAATAGGCGTGCCCGGCCGCCTGGTAGACCCAGGCGACGAGCTCGGCGGGGTTGGTCACCGCCTCGATCAGCCGGTTGAGGTCGGGCCCCGAAATCGGCGCCGGCTCATAGCCCTGGAGCCGTCTCACCGTGTTGTCGTTGGCAACGAAGATCACCGTATCGGCAAAGCCCGGCTCGAACCCGGCCACCGCATAGGGGGCCTTGAGCCCGATCGGCACCACCACCGAGCGGTTGAAGGCGAAGCCGGTAGGGTTGCCGGCATTGGCGTAGAATTCGAGCGAAGCGGTGCCCATCAGGATCAGGTCGCTGCCCGAGGCGATGGCGCGGTAGAGCCCGTCGGGGTCGGCCTCGGCCGTGGTGCGGTCGACCGAGGCGAACGTCGTGTCGTTGAGCCCCGACTGGTAGGCGAGGCCGTTCTCGGCGGTGACGATGAAATAGCCGTCGACCCAACAGATCGAGTTGACCGAGGGCAGGTCGCCATCGCTGAACACGGCGACAGAGGCGCCGGAGATGTTGATCTGCGACATGCCCGAGGAGTGGACAATCAGCACGTCGGGCACCGGCGCCTTCATGTTGCGCGCCATGGTGACGGGGCCGGCGCCGCCCACCGTGCCGGTGAGCTCGGTGACCACATAGCTCGAGGTGATCGAATAGACCCGGTTGCCGGAAACCACATAGAGCACCGAGCCGACCAGCAGCGCGCCGCGAATGGCGGTCTCAATGGTGGTGAAGCGGGCAATTAGCCCGGCGACGCGACGCCAGACAATCTCGCTGCGCGACCCCGTTGGGGCCCGCTCGGCGATGGCATTGATCAGCCGTCCGCCGGTTTCGGTAGGGTTCACGCCCGGCGCAGTGCCGGTAGGCCAGCTGATCGGGGGCATCAGAAGTACTCGATTGGTGTTGGGTTGGAGGGGAGTCACCGACGGCATGCTGCGCGCTTCGGCGGGCATCGACTGCGCCACGCTTGGTGGGCCCATCTGCATCGGTCACCTACAGCGTCGAGGTGGCTGTGTCGCCGGCGACGAAACTGGGCACGCAGATGGCTGCTTGGGAAGGCTGTCGGAGGTGAGGATCGGTGTGTCACCAGGGGGTAGATAGAAGCCTGGCAGTAAGCGAGACCGCGAGCATCTTGCGGCGCCAAGGGCCTGTGTTCATATTGCCGATGGCTACAATATGGATGTGTCCCCCGTGATATCCCGCAAAGACGAGCTCATACGCGAAAGAGAGTTCTATGAGCGCATGTCCGAGGATGAAAAGACGCGCGCCGTCATGTTGCGAAACACGGGGGCGGTGCTGTCCGAATTACGGTACATCCGATGGGTCCTGGTGGTCATCGCCTTGATCGCATTTTACGCCCTTTGCAAGGTGTGGCCTGATTGGTGGCACCTATGGCCGCCCAAGTAACTCGATCACGTCAAAAGACGCGACCGTCGCTGGTGGCCGGATCTCTGGCGGATCGCATCGCGGGCCTATGGCACCTCCAGAGGCAATTGACCCGCTTCTAGACTTGCCCCTCGTCGCAGCCACGCGATCAATGCTAATTCCTCTGCAGTGAGTTGCTTGCGCGGCACGGCCACGCCGCCGTTCCGTGCGATCAAGGCTGCCGATTCAGCGGCGTTCTTGGTCAGGGTGTTTGCGGCAACGCGACTTCCAACCCCCGCCGTGCCCAGCGCGAGGGCAGCTAATCCGCCAAGCTTGGGTTCTTGTGCAACCATGCCGAGAGCCATGGTGGGGACTGCGCCTGGTGGAGCGAGCTGCCCAATGCCACGCAGGGCATTCGCCAAGGGCGTGCCATCGGCAACCTTGTTGATCGCATCGATCTCGGTCGCGGTCAGTCCCTTAAGCTCCCCCTTGATGATCTGATGCTGCAGGGTCTCGAACTCGGTGCGCAGGGCCTTTTCGAACTCCGAGCCAGTGCGTCCGCGAGCATTGACGCGGGCACGTTCAATAGCGCTCTCGATGAGATCGCCCTTCGTGGCACTGTGACTAAGTGCGTTGCCTGCCTTCAGCGTCGGCGCCAGTTCGTCCGTGAACCTGTCGAACTCCTCGAGCATCTGCATGGCGATCCGCCGTTCGGCGGGCTCGCTGCTTTTCGCCATGTCGGTGAGCTTTACCCGCAGAGCCAGCATCTGGGGCACGTTCATCTTGCGCCCCGCAAACTCGTCGAATGACTTGATAAGGTTAAGAATACGGAGATTCGAGGTGTCCAGCTTGCCACTACGCGAGACGAGCCCATTGGACGTCGCGATGTCGCTGATGGAGGTCGCGAGGGTTGCGGTCTGTGGCTTGGACGCCTTAACGCCAGCGGCCCCGGCTTGTGCATACTTCGCGAGTGCCGCCGCGTTCAGCTCTTCGACCGTTTGAACGGGCAGCCTCTTGCCGGCCCCGCTCGCCACAGCTCCGCCGCCAGTCATCGCCGCGCCGGTACCAACGCCCCACAGCGCCCCCATGTAGGCATCCCCAAGACGACCCAACAGGTCCTCCGACCGGCTGTTTCCGAACCCGCTGATACCGCCGTAGATGCCCCCCTCTATCCCCCCGCGCATGATTGCTTCGAGCAGGGGCACCCCTGCTTTCAGGGCCATCTCCGTTCCCTTGGCCAAGGTGCTGCCAGACACGAGGCCTCCAACAAGCTCTCCGACGAATGCGGCCGCCGGCGCCTTGCTGGTCCGCTCATCCATATGCGCGCGGGTTTCTTCGAGGCCCGCGCCGTAGGCCTTTCCGAGGTCAACCAGGTCCCCGTTGATCGCCTGCCCGGCCGTGCGAAAGGGCGTCTCGAGGCCGGCCTGGATCTCGTCGCCGAAACCCCACGTCATCCCATTATGCGCGCCCGTCTGAAACGCGTCCAACACCTCACTAAGCGAGGGCTGGTTCGCCAATGAGTACGGCGCCATCAGCTGCTTCATGTTCTCGGGATCAGCAAGCCAGTTGGCGGGGATCGGCTTTCCTTGAAAGGTGAGCGGCTGCCCAAGAAATGTGGGCGAAGGACCTGCTGCCGTGGCTGGACCGCCGTCGGCCAACTGCTGGCCCTGCCTGGTGTTGCCGACCGCCGAAGCTCCTGCTTCCACCAGCCGCTTGCGAGCGCTGGCAAGAGCGAGCTCCTTCTGTTGTTCGATTGTCAGTTCCATAGGGCACGCTCCTCAGGCGTCAGGTAGCTCCAGACCTCTGGAGAGTCCTGCCAGCCGGCAGGAGGCGCGTCGCCCCCGGTGGAAGCAGGAGCAGGTTGGGCCGAACCGAGCTGCGACTGGGCCAAGTCCCACTGTGCTTTCCTCAGCCGCAACTGCCTGATTGGATCGTTGGCAGCAGCGCGCCGGGCCGTTGCCTCCTGCACCATCTGCACGGCGAACGGACGCGTCTCGGGGTTGGCGAACAGGGCCCGCAACTGGTCGGGTGGCGTCGTCAGGCCGTACTCCGACAGCGGCGCGGCCGCGTTCGCGAATTGCCGCGGCGCTTCGCGCTCGTAGCGATCGGCCTTGCCCTGCGCGACGCCCTGGTCCCACAGGTCGAGCAGGTCGGTGAGCCTGGTCTGCGATGGCTGTGGGGTGGCGTATTCGGGATAGGTCAGTGCCATCTTCGGACTCCCTGGAGGCTTTGCGGGCACGCGGGTGGTGGGGGTGGCAGAGCTACCGCCGAAGCCGCCAAGGCGCGGCCGGCGATGCCCAGCGCACCGAGCATGGCGCCTCTGGCCGGTAGGCCAGCTGATCGGGGGCATCAGAAATACTCGATTTCCTGGGTGCGGCCGGAGAGGATCGTCGGCTTCAGGCCACGCAGCCGTTGTTCGGCGAGGAGCCGCTTCTGCTCGTCGGGAGCCAGGCCGAAGGCGCGGGCCCGGGCATTGGCGAGCAGCACCGCGAGGTGGTCGAAGGCATCGTCGTCATAGGCATCGGGGTCGCCCCACACCCAGATATCGCGGGTCGCGAGGTCGCTCATCACAGGGGCGACGGCCTTGTCGATCTCATCGAAATCCTCGGCGGCAGCCGTCTGCCCGGCGCCGACCACGCCGAGTTCGGCCAGCGCGCGGTTGACAAGGTCGTGACGGGTTTTGGGCATGGGGGGCTCCTGGGCAAGTGAAGGTTGGCCTCTGAGCCGGCGGCTCTTGGTCCCTTCTCCCCTCAGGGGAGAAGGTGGCGCGTAGCGCCGGATGAGGGGTGAGGCGTCGCCATTCGCGCTTGCTGAGAAGCTGAACCCCTCACCCGAGTTCCGCTACGGACCTGGCGGTCCTAGCTGCGCTACCCTCTCCCCTCAGGGGAGAGGGGCGAGGGGCCTAACCCACAAACGCCTGCTTCTCCGCTTCGGAGAGGGCGTTGAAGGCGTGGGCTTCGGCCTTGTTGAGGCCGTCCTTCACCTTCTGGTCGCGGTCGCCGCGGACGATGATGAACCGCCCGCCGCCATTATGGATGGCGCGAAGGCCGATCGCCGGCGGATCGGTTTCATCGAGCACGGTGAGCACCGCACCCTCGAGCGCGAAATGCGGGTTGGTTGCCAGCTTGGCGAGCAGCGCCGGGTGCTCGGCATCGTCGAGCTCGCGCGGCTCGCCATCGAAGAAGCGGAGCCCCTGAAGGCTCACCACTTCGCTGTCGCCCTGAGGCGCATGGTAGGTGACCGTCGCCATCGCGGGGCCTACTTCATGTAGCCGAAAAAGCGCGGCTGGATGGTGCCGGCGACGGCCGTGGCGGCCGCGGCGGTGGTCTTCCAGGCGATCTCGGTGTCGGCGGTGAACTCGTAGTTGAGGCCCGTCGCCGCCAGCGTCGTATTGGTGCCGCCGGCCTGGCCGGTGGTGGCGCCGGTGGCGATGAAGCGGTCATCGTCGCCCGCGTCGCCAATGGCGAAGGCGAGGAGGGGCGAACCGTTGCTGTCGAGGTCGGGCACCACCACCGAGAGCCCGGTGAGCACGAAGCCGCGCGGCACGACGAAGAGGCCGACGGTCTTGTTGAGTGCAAGGTCGCCGGCGAGCAGCGCCACATCGGCGCCGAGGCACTTCATGGTCCGGGCAAAGCCCTGGTTGCCAACCTGCGGCTGGCTGTAGGCATTACGATCAGCCATGGCCGATCTCCTTTTTTGGAATGGGGGAATGGAAATGTGGGGCAGGGCAGGTCGGGGGAACATGTTCACCGCCGGTGCGGGCTGACCCCCACCCCTGTCCCCTCCCCCTCAACAGGGGGAGGGAGACGATAGTCTCGATGTCAGTGAGAGGGTCTCCCTCCCCTCACTTTTGGGGGGAGGGGACAGGGGTGGGGGGCAGCCCGCGCCGGCTATGCAAATGTGCACCGACCGACGCGATCATTGCACCGCCTGTGGGCTTAGCTATTCCCCACCCCCGCGACGAACCCGGTCACCATGCCCCAGTCGACGAGGCTGCCGATGGTCGCCGAGGCACCCGCCGCCAGCGGGGCCTTGGCGATCTTGCCCACCCCATACTGGGCTTCGATGCCCATGCCGGTGACGAAGTCGTAGTCGCCGTCCTCGAGCGTGGTGGGGCGCGGCATCTGGCCGAGCGCGTAGGCGAGAGCGCCCTGGCCGCAGAGGAACACCGGCTCGACATCGATCCCCGCGGCGCCGGCGCCCTTCAGCAGCAGGCGCTGGGTGATCTCGGGGATCTCGACATAGATCACCCCGTCATAGACCAGCGCCCCGCCGGTAAAGAGCGGGTTGGTCTTGGTCGGGTCGCCCCCCTCGCGGTTGCGGGCGTCGCGGTTGGCGGCAGTCATCACCGGATCGGCCTTCAGGTCGCGGAAACCGCGGGCGCCGAGGAAGCAGACGAACCATTCCTGGTCGCCCTCGGCTTCCATATAGGGGCTGATCTTGGGCCGGCCGTTGTAGACGCCGGGGTTGTTGGGGTCGACGCCGGTCTGCTTGGCCTGGTCCTTCAACAGGCTCCCGACCGCCGCAGACATCTTGTCGTTGGCGGAGTCGACATTTCCCACGGCGGTCGCGAAGGTGGTCGAGTAGTTGGAGAGCGCCGAGCCGAACACCACGCGGTCGGGGTTGGCGGTGACCCAGGCATTCTTGTTGCCGGCGGTGGCCGCCGACCACTTGATGCCGTTGACCCGGTTGCCCGGATTGCCGAAGCGGCCGGCCTGCATTGCCGAGGTGGGGATCGACAGCAGCGCATCGACCAGGTCGTCGCGGACGATCCGCTTCGACCAGCCACGCAGGAGGCTCCGGGCCGTCGAGCGCACCGAGAACGAAGATTCCTTGTTCTGCGCCCGGTTGTTGGCCACCGCGTTTCGGGCCCAGTCGGCCCAGAGCGGCATGCCGTAGCTGTCGATCTGCTCTTCGTTGCCGCGCAAGGTGCCGGCGCCGACGCCATCGCCCGAAAGCTGGGTGACGAGCGGCACGCGGATCTCCTTGCCGTCGGCTTCGAGGTCCGACATGCGCACGATCACCGAGGTGGAATCGTCGCCCATATAGGCGTCGAAGCGCGACGAGCGCAGGAAGTCGTAGGCGACATCCTGGCGGAACTTGATCACTTCATTATTGGGGTGGTTGGGAGAAAGAGCCATTGCTTGATGGTCCTGATGCTCAGCCGGTTACAGCGCCTTCAGCGCCGCCGGCGGGTGGTTGCCGAGAACAGCTCGGCATCGGTGGGGTCGCCGGCCGCGGATGCGGGGCCGGCGGCAGTGCCGATGCCTTGCAGCGAGGGGATGTGCGGCACGGCTGAACGACGGGGGGCCTCGATATTGGGCTGGGCGGCGCCGCGCAGCTGGGCGAGGAAACGCTGCTGGACTTCGGGGTCCCGCATCGCCTCGTCGAGCACGCGGTTGCGATAGGCAGCGGGGTCGCTGCCGATCTCATCGAACGCCTGGCGCTTCTTGTGCCAGGCGACGAGCTCGCCATAGGGGTGGTTCGAGCGCATGATGCGGAGGTAGTCGGTCTGCACCGCCGGGTCGGCCTGCATGGCCTGCCCAAGCGCGTTGTAGGCCGCCCGCACATTGTCCGCCCCATGCTTTTCTTCCGCCAGGAGGCGGGAGACGCCCTGCCGCTGCTGGAACAGCTGCTCGTGGATCGGGGTCACCAGCGATCGGCCCCATTCATCCGGGTTGTCCCAGAATTCCGGCGGCCGGGCCGCCTGGTGCTGCGGCTGCAGCTGCGCCTCGAGCCGGCTGAGCCGATGCTTCAGCTCATCCCGATCCCGCTCCGCCGCCCGCCTTGCATCGGCTTCCTCACGAAGCCGGGCCGGGGGAATGGCCGGTTCGGGCCGCGGTTCGGCCGGCGCGACGACCGGTTCTGCTTCGGCCACGGGCGCCTCGCCCGTGACGGTGGCATTGAACAAGGCGGTATCGTCGACCGTTTCAGTGTCGTTCATCTCGTGTCTCCCGGACTATCGCGTCCGATTGGCGTGACCCTCACTGTCGCGGAGAGTGCAGCGAAACCGGCCAGAGGGCGCCGGCAGCCCATGCGCCGTATCGTGGCGCGGACGGAAACTGTTTGGTGGGGTGGGGTGGTGCGCTTGGCGCCCCTCACCCCAGCCCTCTCCCCCGCGGACGCTCTTGCGTCCGCTAGAAGGGGCGAGGGGGCGTTGTGGCACTGCCGGCGCGTCTATCGTCCCCTCGCCCCTCTGGGGAGAGGGTCAGGGTGAGGGGCGCCAAGCGCACCGGGTTGTCAGCGAAGAGTCGCGCCCAACTGAAGCCGTCTCTCAGTCGTCTGTGGCCCGCACCTGAGCCGCCCGCAACTGCAACGCCCGTCCCGCCAGCTCCAGCTGCCGGTTGGTGCGCCAGGCATCCTGTTCCTCGCGGCGGGCCAGCAGTTCGTCCTGCCGCTCCACTGCATCGATCCGCTGCTCCAGCCCTTCGGCCGCCCGTTCGGCGCCGATATCCTGGGCTTCGGCCATCAGCTTTGCCGTCTCGGCCTCGGTCTTGCGATTGCGCAGCCCCTTGCCTTGCAGCTCCAGCATCGCCGCCTGCTGCTGCAGCATGGCGGCCTGCTGCTCCAGCGGGTTGGGCGGCTGCGGCTTCTGCCGCGTCGCATCGCGGAACTTCTTCTTGGCCGAGGCCGGCATCGAGGAGGTTTCGATCAGCACTTCCAGCGCCGCCGCGGCCACTGCCGGCTGCAGCAGCGGGCCGACCGCGGCCAGCGCCTGGCGCACCGACTCGTTGGTGTCGGCCTGCATGGTCACGGTGTCCGGCCCCTCGTCGAGGATGATGTCGACATCGAGCGAACCGAGCGCGTTGGTGATGGTGGGGATACCCGTCGTGGGGTCGATGGCCAGCCGGTTGACGGCGAGCCAATTGCCCAACCCCTCGTCATCGGTGACGCGGATCCAGCGCTCGGCGGTCCAGAGGCTCTGCACCGCATTCCAGATGGCGCGATAGACCCGCTGCTTCCAGCCGCGATAGCCGAGGAGATACGGGCCGAGTTCGGCAACGCCCGCCTGCTGCTGCAGCGCGATGGCGCGGCCCGACATGTCCTGGATGCCCGAGCCGATCAGCGCCGGGTTGAAGCCATAATTTTCGATCTCCTGCTTGGCTTCCTCGAGGAAACCGAGATTGGCGCTGAGCTCGGCGCCGCGCGCCGCATCGTCGAATTGCGGCAGTTCGGCGCCCACCGGCACCACCACCACGCCATCGGGGCGGGCCAGTTCGGCGCGGATCTTTTCCGGTTCCAGCCCCTGGCCGTCGCGGATGACGATGCGGCGCGACTGGCTGGTGTGCAGCCCCTTCGAGCGCCGCTGGTTGATCTCGTCCTGCGCCGATTTCATGTTGCGGAAGAAGCCGTAGCGGTCGCCGTCGTGGTCGACATTGGCCGAGAACATCACATACTTGCAGAGCGTCCGGCGTTTCTCATCGCGCAGATAACTCTCGCCTTCGGCGAGGATGGCGGCGCCGGTATAGATGGCAAAGCACCACTGGTTGCCGCGCCTGTACCAGTGGTCGATCACCCTGACACGGCGGTGGTGTTCGTCGCCCATCACCCAGTTATCGTCGCTGTCGGGGTTGCTGGTGAGCTCGGAGCCCAGGTCCACCGAGGCCTCGATCTCGCGCTCCTTATCAGGGAACGCCGCAAGCAGCTCGCTGGCATCGGCCCATTTGCCGATCCCCATATAGCCCGCATCGGAGAAATCGGCGCGGGTCGAGGTCGGGTCGTAAAAGAACCCTGCAGGGTCGACGACTTCGAAGCCGATTTCGGTATCGCCGCGGTCGCCGGCTTCCAGTGTCAGCTCGAGCCCGCCAATGCCGTCGACCGCGCCGTTGAGCGCAGCGATCGGCGATTTCTCCTGCCAACGCTGCTCATCGAGCACATAGCGCAGCACCGCGGTCGCCACCTCCGCCCCATCCTCGTGGCGCGGCGTGCGGGCATAGCCCTTGGGGTCCTGGCGCTGCCGCTCGAGCAATCCGACCACGGCGTTGATCTTCCGCGCCAGGCGGTTGTAGGTGACGACCGGCTGTTTGCGCTGGTTCAGCGTCTTGATCTGTTTCGCCGTCCAGTGCGCGCCATGATAATAGCGCCGCGCTTCCTGCTGCTCGTCGATCTCCTCGCGCTTGCCGTCGAGGTAGCTCAGGTAATCCTGCTTCAACCGCGCCAGCGACCGACCCGGCACGGTGGCCGGGGCAGGGGAGGCGGCAGCCGGTGCATTGGCGAAATCGCTCATCGGAACTCCTGGATCACGTCACGTTCAGACGACGCCGATGGCGCAGTCGGGCCCCTCTCCCCTGAGGGGAGAGGGTAGTGCAGCTAGGACCGCTAGGTCCGTAGCGGAGCTAGGGTGAGGGGTTCAGCCTCTCAGCGAGCGCGTGTTGCGCCGCTTCACCCCTCAACCGGCCCGCGGCGATGGCTTCGCCATCGTCCGCCAGCCACCTTCTCCCCTGAGGGGAGAAGGGAAGAGGTGCCCATGCCGACGGATCGCGGGGCCAGCCAAATAGTGGACCTCAATAACTCTGCCAGTCACCCGGCCCGGTGCCACCCGTCGCAGCCCGGTACCCCGAACGCGCCTTCCCCGGCTCAGCCACCGGCTTCGTCCGCACCCAGGGGCGCGACATCGCGGCATAGCGCCAGTCGTCGGCGGCATGGTCTTCCATGTCGGTATCGAGATCTTCGGGCCGTGCCTGGTCGTGCTGCAGCATCGGGATGGTGCGGATCGAGTCGCGGCAGGTGGAAAAGCAATAGATCATCGGCCGCCCCTCGGGGCTTGGTTTGCCGTCTTCATCGAGCGTGGTGCCGACGAAGCGCTGGCGCAGCATGTCCCAGCCGCCCATGGCGCCGCGCTGCGACACGCGCTTGTTGTCGGCGCCGCGAAAGAAGATCCGCTTGTCGCCCGAGCCCAGGGTAATGCGGCTCGCAATCGAGGGGCCGCCATCCTCGGCAAAGGCCGCCGGGTCGAGCACCCCCAGCCCCACGGTTTCGGTCTCGCGCTGCGCGAGGCCCTTGCCGACCTGCTCGGCGGTGAGCTTCAGCCCCTTGTTGGGTTTGCCGGGTTCGCACCCATACCATTCGCGGTAGCGGATCAGCGCGCCGCGCGGCAACAGCACACCCGTCGCCGGGTGCCTGGCGTCGTCGCCGACGATCGCCCACCAGCCGAACGAGAACGGCCGGGCGCTGCCCCAGTCGCCGGAGCGGAATTTCGCCCAGTCCTCGGGGATGGCGAAGGGCTCGATGACATGCAGGTGCGTCTGCCAGCAATCGAAGAAGGCGCCATCGATAATGTCCCAGTCGCCATGCCGCATGGCGCGCACCAGGGCCGCGCTCCCCAGCCCCTCGAGCCGCGCCTCATAGGTCGGGTCGTCCGTCGTCAGCGTGGGGTTGTCCTCGAGCCGCGCCGGGATGAACTGGCGCCGCATGCCGCCTTCCGTCGCGCTGGTGCGGTGGATGTCGAGCGGCGGCGCCGCATCGATGAAGGTCGTCTTGACGAACTGGTGCCCCACGCCGCCGGGGTTGGCGCCACAGAGGATGCGGGGAAACCGCCCGCGATATTTTTCCGGCACCGCAATGCCGGTCATCCGCACGCGGTTGCGCAGGAACCGGTAGATCACCTCGGTGAAATGGGTCAGCTCGTCGATCAGCAGCACGTGCATCTCGGCGCCCTGGTACTTGAAGCGGTCCTTCTCGTCCTTGCAGTGGCAGAGATAGATCTTCGAGCCGTTCCAGAAGCGGATCTCGTCCTCGACGATCACGACGAAGCCGCACTCCACCCAGCCGGCCAGCAGGGCGCGAAAGCCCGACGGGCCTTCCATGTGGTTCTTGCTCAAATCCTCGCGGATGCGGCGGAACAGATAGACCTGCAGGCCGGCAATTTCCGCACACCAGCTGATCGCCGCCTGCCGCATCAGATGCGATTTGCCGCCACCTGCCGCGCCGCCATAGAGGATCTCGGTCGCCGGCGAGAGCAGCGCCACCCACTGTTTTGGGTGCAGCGCAACGCGCAGGGCATCGGGGCGCTTCGCGCTACTTGTCGCTCCCTTCGTCGCGCTGTTCGCTGCTCTCGCGCTGGTCGTCGCTGGCAT